GGGCGCAGTGGGTTGGCGCTCCGACCGATGGCCTGCAGTCGGTGATGAGCCGGATTCAGCAGATCGAAACTCAGATGCAGTCCCTGGCTGTGGTGAGCATGTCGATGCAGCGCTCAGGCGTCGAGTCGGCAATGTCCAAGCTGCTGGAGCGTGCTCAGAGCGATAGCCAGCTGGCTGTGATCGTTTCCACCCTGGAAGACTCGCTGAACCGGGCGATGGAAATGGCAGCGGCCTACCGGGGCGTCGATGCGCCAAAGCTGATTGTCAGCAAGGACTTCAGCCCGCTGACGATCGAAGCGGCCCAGGTGACGGTCTATTCCAGCTTGGTGACCGCCGGCCTCCTGAGCCATCGCACCTTCCTGAATGTGATGCAGCAAGGCGAGGTGTTCGAGGGCGTCACAATCGACGGTCAGCCCTGGACGGTGGATGCCGAGCTAGAGCAGCTCGACGAGTACAAAGCCGTGACCCCCCTCGATCAGCTGGAGGTGGCGCAGGGGAACCGAGAGCAGGATCTGGAGGTGGCGCAGGCCAACCGTGAGCAGGATCTAGCCCAGCAGCAGGAGCAGCAAGCTCAGGCGGCGGCGGCGGCCCCCGCTGACAAGGCGGCACCCTGATGGCGGCCGGCTTCGAGGCCACCTTGCTCAGATCGGCAATCAGCAATGCCGAGCTGGTCAACCGGCTGGGCGATCGTGCTGTAGCGGTCCTGGAAGATGCCGCCAAGGCGGTTGCCTCTCAGCTGCTCACCGCCCAGGGCCCGGCGACCGTCATGGCCCTGCAGGCGCAGCTGGCGAGCATCCGCGACACCTTCCGCGTCGCTGGCATCAAGACCTACGACCAGTTCGTTGATGACCTGGCCTATCAGCTGAGCACCTTCGAGGGTCGAAGCGAAGCCGTCATCCGCTCCTTGGTTGACGATGCTGCAGACGCTGGCAGTAAGGCGCTGGCCACCGGTGGCGCCGGGCCGGCGGCGGGCGTCGCGCTCGGCGGCGTTGGAGCCGGGACCACTCCGGCAGTGGTGCTGCAGACCGTGGCCACGATGGGCCCCCTGGAGCTCACCGTGCTGGCCAGTCAGCAGGAGTATTCCCTGTCCCGAGAGTTCGCCCGGGCGTTCTTGACCCCCACCAATGGGGTGATCAGCCAGGAGATCGAGGCCCAGGCCGCGAAGCTGTCGGATCTGTTCGAGAAGCGGGTTCGTTCTGCGGTGGTGACCGGCCAGACCAATCGGGAGGTGGTGAAGCAGCTGATGGGTGAGGGGCGAGGCATCACCGGCGATGCAGCGATCCCCTTGCGCCATGCCCAGTCGCTGGTGCGCACCGGTGTTCAGCAGGTGGCCAATGCCACCAACTACGCCACGATCATGGCGAATGAGGTGGTGGAGAAGGTCGAGTTTGTGGCCACGCTGGATGGCCGAACCTCGGCGACCTGTCGGGCAATGTCCGGGCGGATTTTCGATAAAGACAAGGCGCCTAGGCCCCCCCTGCATTTTTCGTGCCGCAGTTTGTGTGCCCCTTACCTCCCCGGCGGCGATCAGGGCCACCGCAGCATGACGATGGGCGTTGTTCAGGATGACGGGTCGGTGAAGTACCTCCCGGCCTATGGCAATCGGGACGGGTTCACCGGTGCCCAGATGCGCCTGATCAAGCAGAACGATCAGGGCTATGCCGTCGACTACCGCGACTGGCTATCAGCTCAGCCAAAGGCAGTTCAGGTTGACATCCTCGGGGAGAAGCGGCAGGCCATCTTCCAGAAGACCGGCAGCCTTGTCCTGTCGTCTGCACCATCCGAGCAGAAGGCGATCATGGCCGCCGGCTACAAGGATGGCCGGCCCCTGCCGCGTCGTGTCCGACCCCCCAGAACAACCTAGCTACAGTCGGTAGGTAGCTATTCCTGTCAACCATGTCTGACGATCAAGCAGCGGCGGCGCCGCAAGACCTTGATGCGGAGACTCTGAAAGCCGAACTGGAGAAGGCGAACCGCAAAGCGGCCGCCGCCGAAGAATCGGTGCGCAAGCTGGAGCAGAAGCGCACTGAAGCTCTCGACGAGGCGAAGCGCCTCAAGCGGGTGGCCAAGCTGATCGAGGCCGCAGGCCTGGACCCCAACGATCCTGAATCGGAAGGGGCCCTGGCTGAGCGACTGATTGCCAAGCCTGTTGAACCTGCAATCGCCCCTGCTGCATCAGAACAGCCGGTGCCTCCTGCTACTTCGACAGAAGACATTGCCGCCCGTGACGAGATCAAGCGGATGCGCAAGCAGCTCGAAGCAATGGAAGCCAAGGCTAAAAAGGCTGAGGAAGAGGCTGAGGCTGCCAAGCAACGCACGGTCAACGATCGAATTGAGCGTGAGTTCACTGAAGCGCTGCGCCGGGCCGGCTGCCGCCGCCCTACCCACGTTTACAAGCTGAACAAGGACGAGCTGCGGCTGTCGGAAGACGGCACCGTGCTTTGCGGTCCTGAATGGGAGCCAAGGATGCTCACCGCCTTCATTGAAACCTTGAAGGAGGATGACGACTGGGCGATCTACTTCGAGGGCTCCGGCGCTACCGGATCTGGCGCTGGCGTTCGCTCTGGCTCTCAAGGCGGCGGCTTGGGTGGCAAAAACCCCTTTGCTACCGGCACGGTCAATGCCACCGAAGCGGCACGGATGTTCCAGGAGAACCCGCAGCGGGCCAAGACGCTGATGGCCGAAGCACAGGCGGCCGGCAAGCTCGATCCAACGCTTGGCAAGGTATTCGGGCACTAGAGCCAGCTGTGAGCTAGCTACAGCGGTCGCTAGTATTGATGCAAGCGACCTGACGGAGCCCGGCGGGCGATGTCATCGAGGCGGCGCCTCAAAAGTTCTTCCGACCACAATCACCCGCGCTATTTGTCATGTTGCTTGCAAATGTTCCATGGATTCCCGACCTCTTCCTTAGCTATCAGCAGGAACTGAGCCAGGAGAAGTCTGCCTTTGTTCGTTCCGGCATCATTGCTCGTAACGCTGCCATCGAGGCTGAGTTCACCAAAGGCGGCCGCACCATCGCCCTGCCGCACTTCAACGATCTGACCGGTGACTCCGAGATCCTCTCGGATGTCATCCCCCTGACCACTGCCCAGCTGGAAGGCAACGTCCAGCACGGCGTTCGCAACCTGCGCGGCCGCGCATGGACTTCCTCCGACCTCGCCGCTGAGCTGGCCGGTGACGACCCCATGTTCGCCATCGCCCGCCGCACCGGCGAATACTGGGTGCGTGAGCAGCAGAAGGTGCTGATCAGCGTTCTCACAGGCATCTTCAACGGCCCTCTGGCCGCCACTCACACCGCCGGTGGCGCTGGCACCGTCCTGGACGCTGACGCCATGATCACTGGCATCGCCACCCTCGGTGACGCCGGTCAGGATCTGGGCGCCGTGGCAATGCACTCCGGTGCTTACTACCACCTGGCCAAGAAGGATCTGATCCAAATGCCCACTGGCATCTCTCAGATCGACACCCGCATCTCTGCCCAACGGGCCGAGTACGGCACCTACCTGGGTCGCCCGGTGATCGTGGATGACGGCCTGCCCTACAGCGCCAAGACCTACGACATCTTCTTCTTCGCCCCTGGCGCTCTGGTGTATGCCGAGTGCCCCGCCAAGACCCCGATCGAAACCGATCGTGACGTTCTGGTTGGCACTGAGGTGCTGGTGAACCGCAAGGAGTTCCTGCTCCATCCGGTTGGCCTGTCCTGGATTGGCGTTGCCGCTGGCAATGCTCCCTCCAACGCGGAGTACGCCACCGCCGCCAACTGGGAAAAGGTGTTTTTGGACAACCGCAACGTCAAGATGGTCCGCCTGCAAGCCGACATCGCCTGATCAGTTCACGATCATTCGAGGGCCCTTCGGGGCCCTTTTTTTGTGTCAGACCAGCCTGGCTACGATGGTTCCGTTCAGCCAAGAAGTAATGGGGCTGCATTCATTCAACAAGGCACGAGCGCTAGCTGCTGAGCGCCTGGCTCAGGAGCAGGCTGCCGCCAAGCCACTGCCAGTCGAGATCGAAGAACTGCCGGAGGTAACTCCGAAGCGGTCCTACAAGCGGAAGGCGCCGGTTGAAGCGCCGCAGCCGATCGAAGATGCAGCGGTAGACGAACCCATCGCCGAGTAGCGCCATGCCAGCTCAGTCGCCCCTGTTGGATGCCACTGTTGGTGGCCCCACCTCCAATAGCTACCTGGAGCGGGCGACGGCAGAGCAGATCCTGTCGCAGTACCCGCAATCCACTGGCATCGCGGCCTGGTTTGACCTGTCCGACGACCAGAAGGATCAGAGCCTGATTGCGGCCACGCTGACCCTGGATGGGTTGAGCTACGCCGGCTCGCAGTGCAGCTGCGAGCAGCGGCTGTCCTGGCCACGACAGATCAGCCAGTGCTCCTGTGCGATCAGCAGCTGCACCAGCATCCCTTTCGATGTGCAGGCAGCCACGAGCCTGATGGCGGCTCACCTGGGGCCCACTGGCGGCAGCCTGTTCGATGTCGGCAGCGCCGGCTCAACCGGTGGAAGCGGGACCGGCCTTGATCAGTTCGAGCAGGTCACGCTCGGCCCGATCACCGTCCGCATGAAGCAGGACGCCAACTTCAACAGCAACGTCAACGGCGACACCCGGGACCAGATCCCCACGGTGGTTCTGTCGATGCTGAAGCCCTACCTCAAGGGTGGCGATTTCGGCGTCTACCAAGGCAGCAACACCCGGCAGAGCGCGGCCGCGCTGCTCCAGGGTTACGGCCGGTCGGCCTACAGCGGCACCATGCGGATCAGGCCCGGCAGTGTCTCGGTGCGATCTGATGTAGGCGCCGGCTGGGCATCGTGGCAGCAGGGAACCAGTCGAGGCGGCGGGGTCTGATGGCATTCGACCTTTCCAACGTCGCCTACCTGGAGATCACCTCCCGGGATTACGCCGGCAAGCAGCTCAAGATCGTCAGCTCTGAGCGCGTCGACACCGGTGAGGGAGCTCTCAAGCCACTCATGTCGCTGCCGACTGAGCTGCTGGGGATTCTGGGCACCCCGGCGGTGTTTCACATGGCCGGGCAGAACTCCTATGACCCGGCAACCGGCAAGGTCACAAGCGGGTCGAAGACGACCGTCTCGGCGATGATCTACGCCGAGGCCTACACCGCCCGGGAATGCGCCGACATCCCGAATGTGCTCCAGGGTGATGTGAAGGTCTATGCCCCGGGCCAGGCATGGGGCTATGAGACGACTGCCTTGCTGCAGATGCAGGTGCGGGAGATCCTCCGATGAGCCGTCGTCTCTCTGAGCTCTCTGGTGATCTGCGCAGCCGGATGGAGCGCAGCATCCAAGGGGCAGTGGCGGCCGCCCACGCTGACCTGATCAAGAGCTCACCGGTTGACGAAGGTCGCTTTCGGGCCAGCTGGGTTCACGCTCAAGCGCTGAATGGCCCGGCGGATACCAACGAAATGGTGCCCGAGTCGGATTCCGGCAGCTACCCGCAGCCGCCACCGATGAGCCCTGCAGCGGTTGACCCCCGGAAGAACCAGCAGCTGATCAACAACCTGCCCTACGCGACAAGGCTTTGCTACGAGGGCTGGAGCAAGAAGGCGCCGCCGGATTGGTTCACCCGGATCGCAGATCGGTGGAACAAGGGTGCCTACCTTGACGAGGCCGGCCGGAGGCAAGCCCCATGAGCACCAACGCCTTCGCTGACTTCAATGCCATTCAGCGACAGCTCGAAACGGAGCTGATGGACTGGTGGCTGGGGTGGCCTGATCTGGCCACGGCCACAACCATCAGAGCGGGCGATGTCTACCGGGCGCCCATTGTCGACCCGGCAACCCTGAGCCAGGGCCATGGCCTGTTCCGGGCGTTGATTGATGGCCCCCTCGAAGTTCCGACCACTGATGCACCGGTGACCGGGTGGGAGTTCCTGACCTGGGAGATGCCAATTCTGTATGAAAACACGATGAGCATTGATGAGGCCATGGTTAAACTTCGACCAGCCGGGGCTGTTCGATTACAGGTCAGCTGGGGTTCCTCCCGCAATCGCACTGTGTCTGGTCGCTACGGCAGAGTGCGCCAAGTGGAAGGAACGCTGACGGCCTGGGTCTACACCCCAGCGAATCAGGGGACCGTGAAGGCGCTCAAGGCTGCTCAGTGGCTGAGGGAGTTCTTTCTCAATCGGGACAAGGGCTGGATCAATTCCTGCGGAAACGAAGTCAGCGTCAGCAATCCCGATGGCCCCCGATCGACTCAGCCTCCCGGCGGGAGCGAGTTCTACACCCATGTCATCACCGCAAGCCTGGCGACCCTCGAAACCGTTGGAGGGTTTTGACCAATGGGTCTGACCCCGAGCCAAAGGCTGTCTGCCTACTTCATGCTGCTGAGAGGCAGTTCAGTGGCTGAAGTGGCGCAGCGTTTGGGCGGGGTTCCAGTCTCGGCGGTCGAGGCCATCCAATCAGCAATACGCAGCTAGCTGGAGTGGTAGAATGGGAAGCCTCCCGCTCTGCCATGCCTCGCCAAGCGCCTAGCGGAACCCTTCCTTTCGTGAGGGGTTGCTTCGTCTACTGCTACCTCAGAACTCACTCCAATCGGCCCTACTACGTTGGCCTTGGAACCCGGGCCGATCGGATGACGGCTCGGCATTCATGCAAGGTTCCTGCCGACCGGACAAGGATTCGGATTCTGCGCCAAGGGCTGACCAGAGAGCAGGCCGATCACTGGGAAGCCTTCTACATCGCCCGGTTTGGCCGCAAGGTCGATGGAGGTCTTCTGCTCAACACCCGGGAGGGTGGCGATGGCGGCGCCCATGACGCGGAGACCACCGCCCGGATAGCGGCCAAGGTGCGGGAGCGCCACCTGGAAGGCGCTTTTGTGCACCTCAATGGGCGCGATTCCATCGAGCGCCGCCGCCGGCAGAGGGCAGTCAACAAGGCGGTGGAGTTCGGCATCCCGGTGGACGCCTACCTGCGGATGAGCACTTACCAGCGGGATCGGGCCAAGGCCTGGCTCAAAGCCAACCCGGGCGAGACCTTTGCTGACTGGCAGGCGGCGCCCCGAGACCGGACCGCTTGTAAGCAGCGGAGCGAAGAGGCAGCAGCAGCTCGCAATGGGTTGAAGGTTGAAGACTGGCAGGCGCTATCCAGTGGCCAGCGCAGAGCCCTGTCCGCATGGATGAGGCTGTCATCAGGACGCAATCCCCATGACTGGATTGCCGGGATGCGAGGCAAGCCTGGGCCAAAGGTGCGAGCTAGCTAAGCTGGCATCACCTGTCCCGGCGGCGCTGGGCGAGGCACTTGGGGGCTACTGCCTGAGCACCCGCCACCTCTGTTGTTTCGCCTCCCCTCCCAAGGGGTTACTCATGTGCCCATAGCCTGTTCTCAGAGCATCCTTACGGGGCAAGAAGGTGCCATCTATTTCCAACCTGCTGGCACCCAATTCTGCCTGCGGGATTTCGCTGATTTCCCTGTTGGCGACTCGATCAGTGTTCCCACTGATCACGACTACGCCCTGGGCGATCCCGTGGTCTTCGCCGAGGAAGGCAGCGCCGTTCTCGACAGCGCTCTCAGCGCCGGTGCGACCTACGTGATCGTGGCCAAGACCCCGAACACGATCACGGTTGCCGCTGAAGGTGACGCCACCTATGCCCCCATCACCCTGAACGGTGACGGTGGGACGGGCACGGCCGACACCCCTGGCGCCAAGAACCACATCAAGATCGACTTCGCCGAGTTCGCCACGGTCTGTCAGGTCAAGATGTTCAGC